TGGATTGATGCTTATGTTAGCCTCTGCTCCACTACTTCTAGATTGTATACGACTAGCATCTATACCTAAATTAGCTCCACTATCAGCTCCAAACTGAGCTATACCTGTACCATCGCTCAATGTAGCAGTAGAGCCAGATAAGCTTACTTCAAGAGGGACCGAGGGATTAGTAGAGCCTATAGCAAACTTTTGAGCAGATTTGTTACCATTACTACTGTCAAGTGTAAGCATAGCTGTACTACCACCAGAGCCATACTTGTATAATATAACTCCATCATCTAAATAAATATCTTTGTTTGAGCCATCAATAGCTCCTACTCTCAAATCGCCACCTATAGTTACCTTATGTGTCACTGAAGCAAAAGTCATACTAGCGCCAGCACCAAAGCCATAATTACCTGACCTGAATGCTTTAACTTTAGAAGAAGTATCATCAGTGTCTTCCGTAGTAAATGGAGATGTATCTACACTTAGAGAGTTAATTTTGTTAAAAACAGCAGCTTTAGTAGGTGCTGTAGTTTCATCTGTAGCCCAACTAGAAGCAAAAGCAGTGTTATCTACTTTAGCATCAGCTTTGGCTGTAACGAATTGTTTTGAGATTAGCCTGTCATCTAATACAAGAGAATAATTTCTCTTTCTCATGCGTTCGGCTCCAACGCCGCCAAGTGGTTTTCCTATCTTTTTTGCAGGCATATATTCTCCTTTGTAAAGTTGGGCGACTTGATTCTACCGTAGCCGCCCGAACGGTTTATTCAGCTATAAAGATTATTCAATCTAAGCGGATGTAATAATTACACCAGCTTCTGGTCTGATAATCTTCATTCCGTATCTCATAGACATGTATGAACCAACGATTCCGAAACCGGGGTTTGCTTCCTCGACGGTCATTCCGCGTCTTTCTACGTAAGCTATAGGTTTGACAGACATGTCGAAAACACCGAACTTGGTCATTGGGACGTAAGCGTTAACCATAACGTTAAGGCCGTACAATTGTCCAACGATTCCAGTTCGTGCTACGCTGTCGACATATTCCAATCCACCTTTTCCACCGAAGTCAGCGGTAGTTGTACCAGCTGCTGATGTGAAAGGTGCAGTGAAGTCTGCTAAGTCTAATAGCAATTTGTAGTGGGATGGTGAAATTAAGATTGTGTCAGCATTCAAACCTTTTGCTCCAATCAATTCCATAGCGGTTGTAATGTCCCCTAGGACCAACTCAGCTGTGGATGAACTTCCAGCAGAAGAAGCTGAAGATATGTAGTGTGAACCGTTGTTGGTTCCCATAGCGTTGTACTCAGTTGCTGTGTACAAACCATAGTCTACAAGTCTTACATCTTGTCCAGATGCTGCAGTTCCGGGTGTCTCTCCGAAGAAAGCACCGTGTGGATTGGTTGAGAAGACTGTGATTTCAGCTTCTGCATCTACGTTTGCGTGGCTGTTAATGTCTCTCAAAGTTCCTGAATCGTCGACACCAGTTCCGAAAGTGGAATCTGCTACACCGAATAAAGCTTTAACCATGTGGCTGGTGACGTGTCTGTCAACTGCTCTTCGTGCTTCGTTCAATGCAAGTTCTACTTCAGAGAATCTTGAATCTTCAATCATCCTGCGGGTAACACCAACGGCGATACCCCATTCTTTTACGCTTACACGCTCGTTGCGTAAATCGGTAGATTGGAATTTAGGAGTTGTTCCTTCTTCAATCTGTTCCATATTCATGCTTTGTTTTGCGAACGTGATATCTATATCTCCACCAGTTTCAGTTGTGAAATTTTCAGCAAACATCTCGACAACAGGTAATGCTGTTACTCTGTAGTCTTGAAGTGCATCCTTGTAATCTACAAGAACACGGTTTGCTTGTGTGCTTCCGCTACCTACACCTTGTGTCGTTAATATTCCTTCTTTAGTTGTAACCATAATAAATCACCTTAAATCAACAATACCTTTACAAAGGTTGTGGCGTTACCACTTGAATCAGTTCCTGAAAAACTGGCTGCTAGAGCAATTGCTACTGCTCTGTGTGCGTCTGCATCAGCTGTTGGTTCTACCTTGCCTGCGTCATCGGTTGTTAACTCTTGACCGACAGTGATAGATTCTGCAGCTTGTACGTTACAGACGATACCTTTTCCTGTTATGATAGAGGTTGGAGCTCCTGCTACTGCGTCTACTAATAGAACACCTAGAGAAACTTTCTCTCCAGAAGACGATGCTTCTTGGTCATCGGTTGCTGCAATTATTTTACCGCTGCTGTTGATATCAACGAACATACCGGCTTCAATAGCTGCATTAGCGTTTCCAAGATTCATAATTCTTGCTGGTGCACCACCATCATTTACTAATATTTCTGTTGCCATATTTTTTACCTACTTATTCTTTTTCTCCTGTAAAAGAGATTCGTCCATCTTTCATAGCGAACATGCGTGGGACTTCTTCTGCTTCTACTGGGCTTTCTTCAGCGTCATGGGCTTTACCTTTTCCAAAAGTGCGTTCTGCTTCTTCTGGTACAGGCATAGATTCCATAGCGATGCTGAATCCTTCTAGCTTAACGTCATCCCATGCATTGAGTTCCTCAACACGAGCATCCTTGTTGTCCTCTTCGAGTTTTCCAAGAGCTGCCTCTTTTTCTAGAATTGAAGTTACTAAAGACATTTTCTTAGCTTTGAGTTCTTCTTCGACTCTCTCAGCTTCTGCGTCTTCGTATTTCTTCACTAGAGCAAGGGCTTCCTCGTGCTTGGTATTCAATTCTTCGAAAGATGTCGTCATGTCTTCTAGCTTAGACTTCATAGATGCGAATTCACGCTCTGTGATAGTCTCTGCTTCAGATACGATTGTTTTTTCTTCTTCAGCCATATTTTCTACCTCGCTGTTGTTCCCGTGTGTATCACAGGCACATGAATCTTCCTCATGGCCGCCACAGGCGCCACCACAATCAGATTCTTTGTCACCGAATTCACGGTGCTCATCATTACTTTCACATTCCCCTTCAATTGTACATGCTTCACAAACGGGTGTTCGAGTTTCATTATCAATGAAGCTCACCTCGATAGGACGGATGTTCGTAGCAAAGGGTTCTCCTAAAACGTCAACGTCTTTTGAAAACCAATCGATACTAACATGTGTCATATCGCCGCTTTCTAACTTTCCTAGCACTTCATTTGTTTTAGCTGCGTCTTTATCGACTTTAGCTAACATTTTAATACCAGTTTTACCATCATCCAACTTAATAATTTCTGGATTGATAGCCTTGCCTATTAAGTCTTCATCGGTTCGCTGGTGATTAAAGTAAACTGGAAGCTCATTAAATGCTTCTAAATTATCTTCTAATATTGAAGGTTCTATAAAAACTTTCTGGTCACCATCTTCATCATGTACTCCTGAAGTGATGGCTATAACTGGATAGTCTATAGTTTCCTTTCCGATAGTTAAAGGTTTTTCTAATGCTAAAGCAAAAGTACGTTTTGAGTCTTCTGATGGTTTGTCTGATACCGCGAATTCTCTAACAGTACCTTCACCTACTCTCATACGGCAAAGTTTTGCCGCCATGTCTTGATAGTTTTCTATACCTTTCTTTTTAAGAGTTGGTGCTACTTCTATAAGACATTCTTCGTATACGTATTTTTCGCTCATGCTTCTCTGTCTCCCGTTAGGTTTCTGTTTTCAACACGGACTGATTCTTCAGTCTTGTCTTGGTCTTTACCACCTGAAAGGTTAGCGTTTTCAGCTGTTGGCTGTTTTTCTACTACACCTTCTGGGTCTAGACCACGTTCTAATCTAACTTCACCGGGTGAAAGAACTCCCTCAGATAGATATATCATATCCGTCTTTGCTTTTGTAAACGAATCTGCTACGTTTATTTGACGGAATGAAAATTTAGCTTTGCCACTTTCAAGTTGTGGCATAAGTTGTGAATTCAAAGCTGCTTCTACTGCACTTTGTAAATGTTTCACGTAAGGTTCGAAAATAGCACGTGCTTGTTCTGGTTTATCAAACATAGTGATAGGAACTTTCAATGCTATGTGTATTTTCTTTAAAAT